TAAAGAGAAGGTCTCTAATATCGTCTTCAAACAGATGGAAAAGCTTAAAGAATCGGGAATTAATCTCGATTCTAAAGTTGATCCGGAAAAGGTAAAAAAGAAACTTAAGAAACTTGATAAGGATGAACTTATCAAGTACTGTAAACATAAGGGCATAAAAGTAGATCCAGAAATGCCTAGGAAAAAGATAATAAAAAAGATAATGAAAAGATTAATATAAAACAGGAGCATATTTTGCTCCTGTTTTAAAAATTTTTTAAAAATGGGAGGTTAAAAGATGAAGGAACAATTCTATAAATTCTTAATAGTCATCCTCGCAATATTAATAATATCTATGTCAATATGTATTTTTGTATCAATGTACATAGTACTAACTGATTATTGCTACGAAATAATAGAATATACAAATTCATTATTGAGATAACATAATAATATTGGGATATCATTTTTATTTTTTTATTTGTAGAGGTGAAATGGAATGGCAGGGTTGTATAATCATCACAATTATTTAAATAAAGATATTAAATATATAATTTCAAATGAGATAATAGAATATGATATTAAATCTGCCGGATTTAATATTATGAAATATTTTAAACTTTTGGATGATGAAAAACTCCAAAAATTAGAAGCATTAGATAAAAAACAGAGACAGATTATGTTAGGATTATATAAAAAGAATGATAAATCATTAGGTAATAAAGAAAATGAAAAATTTAGAGAGGTACGAAAATGGTTTTTTGAAGCAAATGATTTGACAGATGATGATATTATAAGTATTAAAAAAGATGCAATTATAACTACTAAAAGATGTTATAATACACGACTTGATAATATAGAATTTGTGGAGAAAAATATATACACGTCTTATTATTATATCAATAAGAAGGAATTTTATTACAATTTGAACACTGTTGATGTTAAAGGTATCAGTGATGAGAAATTGAAACTTCATAAAGAATATATGTTGGACTTTTTATATACATTATTTAAGATGAACGAAATATCAAATAGAAATAGGATTATTAATTTTATTAAAGAATTTTCACATTACTATAAATCTAGAAAACTAGATGTTAATTATTATAGAGAGTTAAATGAGGAATCATTATTCCGACTAAATGTTGGATTTTTTAATAAATCAGTTGGTTCTAAAACTGCTACCGATGTTTCCCTATTAAATATAGATTACAATTATTTGAGATATATTATACCATTAATGAGTTTGATGGTATAATGGGAGGTAAATAATAATGAGGGATAAATTTAAAAAGTTTTTATCACGGTTTAAGAAAAATAAAATAGAAGAAAAACCGCCAAGTATGTATATAATAACGAAAACACATGGAGATATTGAAATCCCGCTTGATGATATAAATATAATTCTTGTAAAAACCAGATCTATTGAAAATGTGTTTTTAATGGGGTTGAAATCATTATCAAATTACTCATTAAAAATAGGTGATGGTGTTTTGTTAACAAATCAAGAATCACTCAAGGAAAATGGTGTCTATGAAGTAAACCAAGGTTATTGGAGAAAGATAAATTTACCAGAGAATAAATATAACATAATAATTGTTACTCAAGGATTATTCCTGGATACTAAATATCTAATCCACGGAAATGACTATCATATAGATGAACTATCATCAATAATTGTCAAAGCTAAACCAAAATCAATTGAATTGTTAAATCATAAATATCTAAATATTATAGATTTAAGACATAATAGTGAAGCAACCAATATATGTGAAAGAAAATAAAAGACTAAATAGTGGATTGAAACCACTATTTAGTCTTTATTTTATTCTTATTAATATAACTGAATATAAACATTTCGGACTTTTTTACTATATAGCGAATAATATATTGAAGAGTATAATATCGTTGTAATTCCTTTAAAAAATCTTCGCTAAAAGAAGCAATAACCTTATTCGCTATATCATATAAATCATTTTGAAATTTTGGTAATACTTTAGTATCATTAGCCATACTTTTAAAATCATACGTTATTCGTAAATCTGATAGTTCGCGATCAATAGTATCATCTAAAACTCTCATAAGTGTACTGTACGATTCTGGTTTATGTCTATATCGAAGTTCTTTTATAATTCTAAAAATATATATTTGGAATATGATAAATAAAGTTGCAATTGCTAAGAAATATAATATAATTTTCATTATTATTACCTCCTTTGTATATTAAAACATTGTTACTATAATAATAAATTAGTAATTTTAAACACAATAAATATATATTATTAATGTGTTAATAAGCTTTGTAAGTTGTGCTAAATCAACTTACCGTCCTTAGACCGAGGACGAAAAAAGGAGGGGGCTATGTCAGTGTTTAAGTAATGAAAAAAATCTTCAATATATGGAACATTTGTATAAAGGTCGCATTTAGTAAACAACAAAAAAACATCATACTAATCAGATATATATTATTAACACGGAATAAAACGTTAGGAGGGTTAAAATGTATAGAGGTGGTGTTCGCGTTATATCATCCTTAAAAAAAGTTACCTCAAGCATCCCAAGGTTATATCAAAATGTAGAGTTAGGAATTCCTCGTGCATACGCTATTCAGCTTCTGAACGATTATTGGGGTGAAGCATATAATGCTGCTCAATATGACAATGAAACTCTACAATCAATGATAACTTCTTTGTATGAGAGAGGAGAATTTAAATTAAGGATTAAGATTCAAGGAATCTACAACTATACTAATTAATCTTGGAATAATAATCGTAATAGAGGAAAAAGTATGTTTTATTCTATAAACCGTATTTAAATAAATACGGTTTATTTTTTTATATATACATTTAAACAAATATATAAAAATATTAATTCGAGGTGATAATGATGATACATGATAAAGATCTATTGAATTATGTAAAATTTGACGAGAATGAGGCTCGGTTGTTTAAAATAGAAGAGAATAGTTATGCTATTACATATTTTGACGTTCAGAGTGTGGCAAATTTTTATGAAACTGATATAGCCGAAGCCGTAGAAAAAATTTGTGAAAGTCACAACGTATCGCCAGAAGATATCGATATAACATTAGAATATGCAGATACCGTCGAAGAAATAGATAGGATTATTAAAAGTCAGAAAGAAAATTTAAGAATGTATGAAAGAGCAGGACATATAAACAGAGCCAACATTTTGAGAGTAAGTATTGAAAAATTGAAGAAGAAGAGAGCAGAATTATTGGAAAAAGAAGCGAAAGAAAAAGGACGTGTATAACTAAAAATACAATGAAGAGATAAATTCTCTTCATTGTATTTTTTTATTTTTTATACTATAAAGATTGGTTTTATTGGTTTTCCATCATTATTATCAGATAGTCTTTCTTTCATTTTGAATAGGAATTCGAAGAAAGGTTCATAATTTTTATTTACTATTTTAATATAATTAAATGTATTTTGAGACATCATAACTTCATCTTTAAGTTTTTCTTTTTCCTTATCAATTTTTTGAATCTTATGATGCATATTAGGATTATCTCCTCCATCTTTGATCTCTATTTCAAGATCTAAAGATGGGATAAAGAAATCAGGAATATAAAATTTTTTTTCTTTCTGATACATATAATAATACGTGTGAGGCGATGGACTAATTATATCTTTGGGATCGAAATTCATTAAAACATCAAGCATTCTTAAGAAATCTAATTCATATGTACCGGTATATCCTATCTTGGTTACTCCATCAGACCATGTATACTGACCAGATATTTTTCTATGAGATAACATAAGTTTTTGTTGATCTGGGTCATTTAGTAAGTGAATCTTTCCATATTTACCTATCATTCGTTTTTCGAACAATTTCCTATACTCTTTTTTACACTTTTCATCCGTACAGAATACATTGTATTTATTAGTTATTGGATTCCATGGTGTTTCTTTTTTACACATTCTACAAGTTCCATGTGTTCTACCTGTTTTTAAATAATAGACATATTGAGGAACTGTAAAATCCTTAGGTACTAAATCCATGTGTTCATCTTCTATATGTGAATATAAAGTCTCGATTTTTGCAAATTTTATTTTATTATCGTCACATATATCACATTTAAACATAGCTATCACTTCCTATTTCAATTTTTTAGCATATTAAATATTTGTTTCACCTTGTTAAATATCAAATTATATTTAACATTCAATACAAATTAATAAATAAAGAAGAATAACAAAGTGGGGTGACTTAATGAGTGAATTTGAAAAAGAAGTTGATTTTAATCTAAATAATTTTGGTGAACCGCAGACATACGATAGTGCCGAATCATTGGCAAAAGTATTATTAAATTTGTTTTTATTAAAACCAGGTAGTCTACCGAGTCTACCACATGTTGGAATAAATATACAACAATATCTGTATAATTTGGATGATGGTATAGATGTTGACGAATTAAAAAATAAAATATATAATCAATGCCCACAATTAGTACCACACATTGCTCTGGGAGAAGTACGAGTTTTTATTACCCCATATAAAAATTATTCTGTATTAATTGTATCTGTGCCAATAGCAATTGATGATAAAAAAGAGACAATATTATATGGATTTGGGAGAGATGAAAAAGGAAACCTGTTATTTAATTTTCAATTTCAAGAATAATTTATTAATAAATATAAGGAGGTAATCTTTTATGGATTTGAATGAATTGAAAAACAATGCAAAAGAATTGGTAGGGAACAGTGAAATTAATGATAATGTTAATACACAACAGCAGGATGTTCCTGCTCTTCCAGGAGAAAAAGAAACAATTTATGAAGGTCCAGGTTTGGTTGTTGAAGCAACCAAAGAAGAAGAACCTAAAGGTATAGTATTAAATAGAGCACCTTCGGAATCAATACAACACGCAATGAGTGTTCTTGAAGAAATGGATAGAGAAATAGAAGAACTTAAGGCTAAGAAAGAGGCTGAAGAAAAGGAAAAAGAAACAAATACTGTTGAAGAAAAAGCTGTTAAAAGAAATGATGATGAAGAAGATGAGGAAGAGGATGAAGAGGAAGAATTAACTCCAGAAGAACTTGAGAAAAAATATGAGGAAGCAAAAGTAATAATAGATAAAACAGGTATGGGTGCTGTTATTGAGTTTACAGAGGAAGAAAGGGCTAAGCTCGAAAGAGCAAAGGTAATAAAACTTGAAGAAATTGAAAATGTTCAACTTGAGACCATAAAGATAAAGAAAACTAAATTGAAAAAAGGCCAAGTAGAGAAAATCATAAAGAAAAAGATAAAAGCATTTACTACACCAATAGTATTACCTGCATCTGGTTATACAGCGGTAATGAGTGGATGTTCAACACATGAACTTATTGCATTGATGCAAAATTCTGAAGACCCGATTTACAATGCGGAAACAAAATGGTCTCTCATTCATGATAAATTAGTTGAAACAAGTATAGGTAACATGGATTTTAATACATTCCTGCATAATACTGCCGCTGCTGATTATAACGTATTACTGTATGGTATAATATGTGCAACATACCCTGAACAAGATAAACTCTCACTGAGCTGCTTAAATAGAGAGTGTAGACAAGTGTTTGACCATACATATGATATACGCTCGCTTCTTCGTATTGAAAAAATGAGCCAAGAATTGCAGAACCGTATGATGAGGATAATTGATAATAGTTATACAGTTGAATCTGCAAAAGCAGTTCATGAAGAAGCCCCGTTATCAAATGTAAAGAGGGTAAGACTGCCCGATAGTGAGATAATTGTTGAATTTGGTATTCAAACAGCATATGACTTTATTTATAAGTCAATAAAAGAATTATCAGAAATTAAAGATGCTAAATATAATCAAGCATCAGTTCTCTCTTCAGTCATTAGAAGAGCATTTATTCCTGACGATGATGGTGAATATATCGAAGTTGATTCACCTGTTGATGTTGCAAATCTTATCTATAATCTGAGGGATATTGACATAACAGTAATAACAAAGATGGCTGAAGAAATGATGAAAGATGTAACATTTGAATTTGGATTTATGAATGTTAAATGCCCAAAATGCGGTACAATAGAGAAACATATTGAAATACCGCTTGAACAGATCCTTTTTTTCAAGTATCAACAGACATTGAACACAAAAATAGAATAAAACAATTATTCTCTTATTATGATGAGACATTGGAACTTTATAAGGGTCAGATAGAATATTATGAACTGAGAGAATTGCCTTATAAGGAAGTTTTACA